GCTGGCCGAGACCAGCATGCGGTTTTGCTCCTTGTCCTTCTCAATGGCGATATCGAGCGTATCGATACTGGTGGTCTGGAACAGCCCCATCTGCCCAATGCGAGAGGGGATGTATTTGATCTCACGCAGCGCGTCCGTGAGGCGCATGACGCTGAAGGCGTCCTGACTGAAGATGTTGAGGATCGACATGGGAGGTCCTTTTCAGTGTTTGGCGTCATGTGACCAGGCGAGAAACAAGAGTGCTTGCATTTTGTGCTAGCATCTGTATTTGTCTTGGGCATGAACAGTAAGCACCGCAAAACCTTGGCCGCCGTTTTCACCGACCCGGTTTCCGGTACCATCGAGTGGATGGCGATTGAGGGGTTGTTGCTTGCTGCAGACGCGCAGCGGATCGAAGGGCGTGGTTCGCGCGTAAGATTTGAAAAAGATGGCGAAATCGTCACTTTTCACCGACCGCATCCTGGCAAGGAAGCAAAACGGTATCAGGTTCGCGACGCCCGTGACTTTTTGGAACGCATCAAGGTGACACCATGACCAACAGCATGACTTACAAAGGCTATGCGGCCCGTATCGATTACGATGATGATGATAGCATCTTTGTGGGACATATCGCCGGGATCAGAGACCGAATTGGTTTTCATGCCGAAACGGTCGACGACCTGCGCGCTGCGTTTCACGAAGCCGTGGACGATTATCTCGACACATGTGCGAAGATCGACAAAGAGCCGCAAAAAGCCTATTCAGGCAAAATGATGTTTCGCGTAAGCCCTGACGTACACCGAAAGGCTGTGCTTGCAGCAGAGCTTCAGGGCAAAAGCCTGAACCAATGGGCGGAAGACCTCCTGTCACGCGCCACCAGTTGATCACCGCACGATGATACCGACGCCCGCGAGATCGACCTGTGCGGCTGTCTTTTCCGCCACCTGATCGCGATCGGCGTGATACGCCAGCACGTTTCCATTCACCTCAGCATCGCGGACAATCGCAGCAATTGCAGCGTCAGCTGAGATGGCATCACATCCATAGAGCGCCACAGCAACCGCGGTCTCAGAGCCGTTGGTCGCGCCAATAGCCGATGCGACATACTTGCCCGAGGCCGTAACCTTGCCAAGCACCGTGCCCGGCGCAATGATGCCCGCACCGCTGGCAATGGTAATATTGCCGCGCGAGCGCTGTCGATTTGCCTCGCTCATCAGAAATTCGCCGGGGTGCCGGCCTTCAATCAGAACTGTCATCTCTCGTTCTCCTTGAGATCAGGGGCGCGCAGGCTCAGCCGAAGCGCTTATTGGCATTGGCGACAGCAGCCGACCATCCGGTAGCTACCTTCTGCGAAGCATCGATCCGAGCGCCGGACGCATCGCCACCAAACTCGTTTTCACGGGCGGCGCGATCTTCAATCGCCGCGATGGCAGACGCCTTCGGGGCCATGCCCAAGACCTTCATCGCCTCTTCGGCGCTCATGCTTGTTTCAAAAGCAAAGCCCATGGCTTGCGCTTCACGACCGGCGGCTTGCGCACAGGTGAGGATGCTTTTGATGCGTCCTGTGGCGACGGCGATGCCCTCGGCAAGCCCTTCTGCGCGGGCCGTATCGACAGCGACACTCATGGCCGCTTCAGTAATACCCGCATTTTCAGCCTGCGGGACAACGGGGTTTGGATTGCTCATGGCAAATCCCTTCCTTGTTTTGGCGGCCCCGAGGACCAAGGTGGAGAGGTTGGCAAGGACCTCATCGAGCGAGGCCACGCGGTCTGCGAGCCCGCGGTCGATGCCGTCCTGCCCGATGAATGTGCGAGCCTCCGTCGCGCGGATGGCCTGCGCGGTAATGCCGGTGCGCCCCCTGGCAACAAGGCCCACAAACTGGTCGTAAAACTTCATCACTTCGGTCTGCAGATCAGCCTGCACGGTGTCGGACAGCGGGCCGAAGGAATTACCGTCGACCTTGTGCTTGCCAGCGTATATCAGCGTCGCGCGGACACCTTTCTGCTCAAGCTCGCCGGACCGATCGAGGTGCGTAAGAACCACACCAATCGAGCCCACAATCGACGTTGGCGAGACCACGATCTCATTGGCAGCGCTCGCGATCCCGTAAGCAGCCGAGGCCGCCATGTCGTTGACAAAGGCCGTGACAGGCTTTGAGGTACCCAGCCGCCGGACCTGTTCTGCGACAGTAAACATGCCTGTCGCCTCGCCCCCGGGGCTGTCGATATCCAGCAGTACGGCATGGACCTCAGGGTCCTCTGCCGCATCGCGCAGTTGTGCGGTGATGCCCTCGTAGGACACCATGCCCGAATTGGCCCCGATCCACGCCCCGCGGTTCACTAGCGCGCCCACGATCGGGATAATGGCGACGCCGCCCGCGACCGCATATTTGCGCACGCGGCCATCTTCGCCGTATCGGTTGCCCAGAAACTGGTTGGCATCGGGGCGCAGGCTTTCGATCTTGGCCCCGTCCATCGGCAACCGACCCTGCAAGACCTGCAGAATGATTTCGGCCTTGGTCGGGTGGAGCAAAAGTGGGCGGTTCAGAACCCGCGATGCGATCTGCGTCAGCGAGGGGCCCTCCGGCGCTTGCATGATTGTGGGTGGCGCGTTCAACGGACACCTCCTGTCCCAAGCGCAAACCGCGCAGGCCGTTGGCCCCGCAATCGCGCACATTTTGCTTCATGCTCCCGGATCAGCGTCAAAAGTCGGTCAGGATGCGCCTTGTGGAAGGTCACCGACCGCTCAACACCGGACGCACCGGCCTTAAACGTCACAATCATCGACGCCTGACCGGCCACAAGGCCCGTGTAGGCGCTGCGAAGCGCAAGGGCTGCAGCGCAGGGATCAGTTTCATCGATGATCAGCGCCATCAGTTTGCCTCCGCATCGTCGGTATCGTTGTCCGCAGCCGAGCCCGGCGCGCCCGGCGCAACCGGACCACCACCCGCGACGCCCATAATCTGCGGATCAGGCAGGCCATACTCGGCCCGCATCTCCTGCTCTTGGGCAAGTTGCTGGTAAACATCGTCCACATCGACCCCAAGGTCGTTGCAGATCATGGCGTCAGACATCACCCCGAGGCGCTTCCAGACCTCGTGGGCCTTGGCTTTCTTCAGATCATCCGCCGTGGGACGCGCCGCCCCGAGCCATTCCGCACGGCAGGCAGCCGTCCGGTTGGCAAGAAAGGCCTCATACCCGCCTGGGAACACGATGCCGCCAGTGGCGATTTCCTCTTCGAGCCACGCCTCGTACACCGGCTGGCAAAAGGGAGCTATGATATGCTGGCGCCGTGCCTTGGTGATCGCAAAGATTTCCGTGGTCGCGGCCTGCAGCGAGGAATAGGTCGCCCCGATGCTGTCGCCTGTCGCACTCTCATAGGTCAGGCCAAGGCACCGGGCCAATTCCCGCAGCAAATGCATCGAGAATTCTTTGTAATTGGACGAGGGCTGGTTGCTGGTGTGAAATTTCAGCTCTTGCCCAGGGAACAAGTGCGCAAGGCGTCCGTTGATGCCGACATCCAGCGTCGAGCCGTCATAATAGCCCGCAACCATGTCCATATAGGCCTCCATCGGCGCGATGCCTTGGGCCGCCATACTGGCCTGCTCCTGCGGTGTCAGCAGCCCGGACAAAACCTGCTCGGTCGGCTCGTCCGACGTGATGGTTGCGGCAAACAGCGTCTGCACGATCGCTGCCATCAGCGTCGCGTCGGCCAGCTGGTCAAACTGCTTTGCGACCTGCAATGCCGGCGCCATCGGCGAGATGCCACGGTGCGTGCCGGGCAAGCCGTCAAAGACATGGATCACGCGCGGCCGACCCGCACCATCGCGCGCGCGGACGTCGTATTCCACGTCGTGCTTGAACAGATCCTTACGGATCGCCCGGTAGCCAACGGGCATCCCGTCGGTGTCGGTGTAGACCCCGTTGATCAGCCGCTTCATGCTCTCAGTCTTGCGCGACAACCGGTGCGGCGGCAGCAATCGCACCTTGGTGCCATATCGGTTCCAAGGCCGGCGGCGAAATGGCAGTTCGGCTAGGATTTCGCCGGTGATCAGCCACGACCGGAACGCGGCGTTTTGCATCTGGCCGAATGTCCGCAGACCTTGAATGTCGCATTCCTGCGCGCTGCGCGACCACAACTCAAAGCGGCGCTCGACCAATTTTGACCAGGCCGCAGCCTCAGACGACGTCATGCCGAAAGTCTCGTTCTCGGGTATCGATTTGAGCCGCAGGCCGGTTCCTACCGTATTGGCCACCGCCTGATCGACGGCACCGGCCAGCCAGCCACTGTTGTGGATCAGGTCTGCAACCCGCGCCGCCGCATCGTCCCATGCATCGGCAATATCGTCTTGTGCTTCACGCAGCGCTGGTTTCCACCCGGCAAAGGTCACGCCCCGGCCGCCGCGCATATACTGCCCGGTCGGCCGAGAGGTCACTTCACCGCCAGGGGATGAGACAGGTGCAGGGACACCCACGATCAAGTCGCGCACTTTCGAGATGATCGACATTTGCCTACCTGTTCAGTCGTGATCCGACCTTTGAGAAACGTGCACGCATATCGCCACCACTGCCGCCCCTGGGAGGAAATGGGGGCGGCAACGAGGGATCACCCTCAGGGGAAGTGTGCTCAGCAGCAGCAGAAAGTTCGCCACCTTTGCGCGCGACGCCTTCAGGAATACGCTGGACGTTCAGCGTATAACCGATGGCCGCGCACAATGCTTCCGCATCAAGGCAGTGGTTATGCCGGCTGCGCTTCACCCAGACCGGCTTGCCCTCCACGACCACCCGGGCCTCCGAGGTCAGCTGCCTGCAATAATCTTCCGAGACCTGTTCGTGGACATAAAAAGCACCTGGCACGTCCATGGGCGTGCGGATGCGCGACATCACCAGCGACTTGAAAAAGTCCGTGTCCAGCGAGACGAGATTGATAGAGTAAAGCGCACGTTTGCCGTCTGGCTTCACCTCGATCTTTGTCACCCTGTAGGGCGGACTTTGCACCGCACGCCCCTTGGCCGGGAAACACAGCCACGCGTAGCGGCGGCAGAACTCATAAACCTTGTGCTCGCCTCCCTGCTCCGGCTTGTCGGGCCGAAAGCCACTGTCGATGAACACCTTTTCGATCTGCAAGCCACTGATCGGAGCCAGCATCAAATCGGCCAGCGCCGTCCATACGTCGTCGTCCTCAGTGGGGCCGTAGAGCTGGCCATTATCGATCATCCACGACGTCCCACGCGCACCAAACGCCCGGATGACATAGACCAGGCTGAACTTCTGCACATCGACGCCCATGACCAGCCGCAGGCCACCCAATGGGACCTGCCCGGGCAGATAGGGCAGCCGGCGCTCCATGATTTCTTGCCATTCGGGCATATCGCCCGAGGCAGTCATGGCGTAGCACTCGCCGAAGCTCGCGTTCATCGCTGTCTGTATTCGGTCGTGATCGCCCGATTGCAGTGCTGTCAGATAGGTCTCTGCCCGCTGGCCCCACGACACGAATGGCGAACATAGACCCGAGGTCCACATCGATAGGGTCGAGTTGTCCTCTGGCGCACCCGTTACGTGCGGAGCGTCGTCGCGCAGCGCCACACTCTGCCCCGGCGCCACCATTGCGCCCCGGGGGTTCATCCATGTCTTGTCATCTTCGGTGTGGATGCCGCCACAGCGCGGGCAGAACAGCGAAGCCGACCGCTTTGCCACCGAAGGTGTGGCCCGATCCGGCCAGTGCAGCTGCTTGAACCGGGGCACAAAGTAGTCGTTGCAGTGCTTGCAGGGCCACGCCCAGTGGTGTCGTGTGCCTTCCTGAAACAGCTTCCAGATCGGGCTTTCCAGATCCTCCGGGGCTGAACACGACCAGAATTCCAAACCGCTGTCCTGATCGAGTTCAATCTCCACAAGACCCCTCGCCGGTGTGCTGGTGATCGCGGTCACAAAATCGGCGTAGGTCTCACCCCGGGCCTCAACCAAGCCTAGCACATCGCCTTGCCCTCTGACATTGGCCATCATCTCGTCAAACTCGTCGATCAGCGCCAGCGCCGCCGGATCCGACTTCAGCGCGGCGGACGACCCCGCATGCGCGAGGCGGACGCGGACGCCAGCCACATGCTTGAGGGTTTTTTTCATGCGCCGGCCGCGCACAACTTTGTTCTTCAGGCTTTCGGCCTCATCAAGCAGACCCATCAGGCGCGGCTCGAACTGGTCGGTCAGAAAGTCTTTGGTCGGGCCGACGTAGATGATCGGAGCCGGCCGCTGGTCGAGGCGAGCCCCGATGATATCGAGCATGCTGTCGGTTTTGCCCGACTGCGCCGATGTGACAGCCACGATGCGGCGGTAGCCGCCGTTGTGCACCGCCGACGACCACGGAATCATATAAGGCGTCAGCCATGGGTCACGCGGTCCGGGGATGCCGGCCGTCTCAGGATAGACGCGGTTTTCTGCGGCCCAGTTGGCGGGACTACGCTTCTGGCTCGGCCTCCATATCGATTTGGCCAGTTGCCAGAGCCCGGTCCGCTTCTGTCGTGCGTCGAGATAATCGCTCGAATGCTCCATCGATTTCCTGCTCAAGCCTGCGGCGTTCCTGCATGTCGCGCGTGTACCGCGCTGCGATGCCCTGGAACTCCGACCTGACGGCTGCAGCCATCTCGCCAACTACCGCCCGAGCATCCTCTACTGCGATCAGTACCCGACTGCGTTCTTTGATGCGCAGCTCAATTTCCCGGGTCCGGGCGTCGGTCGCGCGGTTTGCTGCTGCAGCCTTGTTACTCTTTGCCTGCAGGTCCTCGTAATAAGCGATCACACCGCGGACGACCGAAACCAGCTTGTAGCGGCCATGCGCCTCTTTTGCGATGAACCCATCCTTGGCCAGCTGCTGAACCCACTGCGTGCTGCGGTCGCAAAACTGCGCGATCTGACCCACCGAAAGTGTGTTGATGGATTGCTTTTCACCATCGTCAGCCATGCGATTAAGTCCATGATTTTGCTTTTAATTAAGTTGATAATCATCGGCATAAGAGCGACCGTCCTAAGACAAAGACGACGCACTAACCACGGAGAAAGCACATGACCATCGCAACAATCACCGACACGACGCACATCCTGATTGACCGCAACAACCTGATCCAGCTGATGACCCCCGAAACCCTCCAGCGCCACCTTGGTGATAAAAATCTGAACGCCAAAGTCTTTACTATAGCAGGCAGGATTGGGATCGACTGTCTGCTGATTGAGCTGCCAGAGGTCGTCGCACTCCTGAAAGAAATCGGCATTCTTTGAGCATCAGATACCACTAACCAGCCTCAGCCCCATGCTGAGGTTTCCGCTCTTAAAGCATTGAAGTTTTACATAAATCACTACACTAACGGCGCGGTATAAGCGAATGTGATTGTAAGAACAGCGACACACCCAGCCACGGAGCCCGCGCGCTATGATTGACAAGATCCACACCCCAAAAGAGCAGATGCCCGAAACCATCGACGGCGCGGATGGCCGCACATATTACCGCACCCGCTACACCGGCGAGACCCTGACCGCTTGCCCCTTCGGCGCGGGGCACACAAGCTTTGAGTACTGGGGCTTTGTGGACGGCCACGCCGAGGACAGCTTTCGCCTGCACGCGATCACCGCAACCCAATTCTGGCTCGACTGAGCCAGCACCCACCAAGGAGCGATAACCATGACCCGCACCGCCACCGACAACACCGCAGCCCTTAACGCCTTCATGGCCAAGAAGATGGAGATCGACGCGATGCTGGCCCGCCTGCAGGCACTCAGCGACGACCACTTCGAAGCGCGCCCCGACGAGATCAACTGGGGCGATGTAGGCACACTTGGCCACTACGGCGAGATCCTGAAGCGCATTACAGACGCCGCCTTTCACAAAGGCGAGCACGCCGAATAACTGTAACCCAAACCAGAGAAACCAATATGGGACGCCTCAATCTTTCTGAACCAGTCAAGGCCAAGCGCGAGACAAAGCAGCAGCAGCTGATTGACCTGCTGAAACGCTCTGAGGGCGCAACCATCGACGAGATCGTGGTTGTCACTCAATGGCAAAAACACACCGCTCGTGGGGCTATGTCCGGCGCGCTAAAGAAGCGCCTTGGCCTGACCATCACCTCCGAGAAAGAAGAGCGCGGCCGGGTCTATAAAATCGCCTGACCGCCTGCCTCAAGCAGCATCTTCCTCTGGCTCGCCCTCAAGGCGGGCCATGATCGTTTCAGCGAAGGTCGCACCCGACCCTTCCAGCACCGCATCCCGGCCCGTGTATTCCTGCCAGCGGCGCACAGCGACATCGACGTAGGCCGGGTTCAGCTCAATCGCATAGCACCGGCGGCCTGTGGTTTCAGCCGCGATGATCGTGGTGCCTGATCCGGAAAACGGCTCGTAGATGTCATCGCCTGGATTGCTGTTATTCTCGATCGGGATGCGCATGCAATCTATCGGCTTTTGGGTACCGTGGCCCGTCTCGCTTTTGCGTGGCTTTTCGATATCCCACACCGTGACCTGCTTGCGATCACCAGCCCAGTGCCCGGTCTTGCCTTCGCGCACAGCATACCAGCACGGCTCATGTTGCCAGTGATAGTCGCCACGGCTCAGGACCAGCTGACCTTTGTTCCAGATGATTTGGGAGCGCAGCTTGAACCTGGTCGCGATCAGGCTTTCTCCCACGACGCCAGCAAACAAACCGGCGTGCCAGACATAGGCAACCTCACCCGGGAACAAAGCCCATGCTTCACGCCAGTCGGGATTGTTATCGTTCAGGACCTTGCCTTTGGCATAGTCGCCACCAGCGACACCGGCCTTTTCGCGCCAGCTGGGATCGTATTCCACGCCGTAAGGCGGGTCGGTCACCATCAGGTGTGGCTTGGCACCGGCCAGCACCCGTGCCACCGTGTCGGCATCAGTGGAACTGCCGCAGGTGATCCGGTGGTTTCCGAGCACCCACACGTCGCCAAGCTGGCTGATCGGCTGGTCCTCGTTGACGTCCGGCACGTCTTCCGGGTCCGTTAGGCCACCCGTTGCCTCCAACAGCGCATCAGGCAAAAGGCCCTGCAGGTCAATATCCGTGAAACCGATCATATCCAAGTCAACGCCAAGGCCCATATTGCGTAGATCATTCCACTCGACCTGCAGCATCTCCGGGTCCCACTCCGACGTCTCGGCCAGCCGGTTGTCGGCCAGCGTGTAAAGGCGGCGGTCCTCGTCCGACCAGCCCCGTGCAATCATCACCGGGACCTCGTCCATGCCCAGCTGCAGTGCAGCCATCAACCGGCCATGGCCCGCAATGATCGTCCCGTTCTCGGCAACCAGCATCGGGATCGTAAAGCCGAACCGTTCCATCGATGCGGCGATCTGATCAACCTGCTCCTGCGGGTGCGTACGCGCATTCTTGACGTAAGGTGTGAGGTCCGCGACCGACCACATCTCGATCTTCGAAGCTGGCCGCCGGTTGGCCTCAAGGCGGCTTGTAGAAGGGGCTGGGATGGGGGTCAAAACAAACTCCAATGGATTTTTGGAACGAATAAAAACACGCAAATACCGCGCGGCGGCGGCCCCGCACCCCAAGCCCCCCATGGGAGGGGACCCAAGGGGTGGGGGTCAAGAGGCGCACAGAGGCGGCGCAGGGCCGCTTGGTCGGTCATTCGGCTGGGTCGCGCGCCCATAGGTAGGGTAGCGGTGTATGAGTCTCACCGCGGCTCTGGCGCAGTGAACCTGTGGCTGCTCGATCAGCGTGCTTCGATGGCGCGCTGCAGCTGGCGCAGTGCTTCGGCCAACACGTTCGGCTGGCTTTCCTTGAAAGCGCGCTTGGTCTCGTCCTTGACCATCTCTTTCGGGATCGCGGGACCGAACATTTTCTTGATTGGAAATCGTGCGGCCGAGGTCCGGACGAATACGTTGCCGCCCATGCTGCCAACGATGAACGCTGATTTGAACTGCTGGGCCCGACCATAGAGTCTCGCGCGTACCCCGTAGCTGAACTGTCGTGGTGAGAAGTGGGACAGGCCAAGGTAGCCCCCGCGAGCCTTGATCGTGTAGACGAGGTTTGAGAACGTTGATCCGCGCGACTTGACCTGCTGGTTAATCAGCCCGGCCTTGGCCCCGGTCTGCTGGCGCAGTGCCCGGCGAACCTGCGTCCTGATTTTGTTACCCTCGCTGTTTAGAGCCCGGTTGAAAGCGACGGTTGCCTCTCGTTCGCCTACACGCTGGATGGCAGCATCAAAATGGATGCGCGTTTGATCGAGGTCGCGGATGATCACGTTCACGATGCCGCTCCTTTTGCCCCAGCCTATTTTGCCGGGCGCATTTCGATGCTGCGAT